GAAATAGAAAAGAACCTTGGCGTTGGGTTGCCTGATGAAGATAAGCCTTTGCCAGAAGATATTGAAATAGAAATTTCAAGGCTATCTGCTGAGGCTGCTGGTAAATTGCTCCGCAAGGATCAGGCCGAAATTGCACAAAAGAAAGCTCAACAGCAGCAGCAAGACCCGCTTACTCAAATCCAGCAAAGAGAGTTGTCTTTGAAAGAAGCAGAGTTTCAACATAAAAAACAACTTGATATTGCAAAGCTTCAGGCCGATATTGAGTCCAAGGCTTCAAACGTTGAAGTTCAAAAAGATCGTTTGCAGTCAGAAGAAAAGCGTGAGGGCGCTCGCCTTGGCGTTAAAGTGGCAACAGAGACCGACAAAGCCCGAAGAGAAGATATTAAGCAGGGTATAGAGTTAGGTCGTGAAATGGCAAAGGACTTGGTGGAGATCGATGACAAGTGAACTTGATGTTATTAAAGAAAAAATCAGGGTGTATATGAATGATATCGCTGACCATATGGCATCCGGCGGATGCGGAAACCACGAAGAGTATATTAGACTCGTTGGCAAAGTTGAAGCCCTCGCGCTTGTTGAAAGGGATATACTCGATTTACAAAAACAGTTTGAAGAAGCTTGACACTTCCGCTTCTGATATAATTGAGTTATATTGCATATGTGGAGACTTTCAGGGCGAAAACCCTGCAAGGTACTGTGAACCTGAATCACTGCAAAAGGAACAGAAATGTATTCTGCTAAAAAAACGGTTGACGATGATGTCGCCCGCAAAATGCCAGAACCGACTGGCTACAAACTTTTGATTAAACCGCTTGAGGTTAAAGAGAAAACAGATTCCGGCATCTACATGCCAGATGCGCTGAAGAATGCGGAACAGACCGCTTCAGTCATTGGTTTTGTAGTTAAGGCTGGGCCAGACGCATATAAGGACGCTGATAAGTTTCCTAATGGCCCATACTGCAAGGAAGGTGACTTCGTGATTTTTCGATCTTATTCCGGAACAAGGTTTAAAATTGAAAAACAGGAGTTTCGTCTCATTAACGATGACACCGTTGAGGCTGTTGTCGATGACCCAAGGGGATACACAAGAGCATGAATGAAGTAGCGCAAAAAGAAGTTGCAGAGGAACAGTTTGAAGAAATTGATGACTCTGGATTTGAATTAGAGATTGTGGACGACACACCTGAAGAGGATAAAGGCAAGCCTCGCCGTGCTGAAGATGCGGAAGCGCAGATACCGGAAGACGATGAGATTGCCAATTATAGTGAGAGCGTCCAAAAACGTATAAAGCAGTTAAAGTTTGAGTTTCACGAAGAGAGGCGAAGAAAAGAAGAAGCTTCAAGACTTCGTGAAGAGGCAGTCAACTACGCCAGAAACATAACTGAAGAAAATAAAAAGTTACGCAAGAGCCTCGAAGAAGGAGAGGGAGTTCTTGTAGAGCAAGCGAAGGGCAGGGTTGACGCAGAGCTTGAAAGAGCGAAGTTGTCTTATAAGGAAGCCTATGAAACAGGCGATCCTGATAAGCTAATTGACGCTCAGGAAAAGTTAAGCGCCCTTCAAAATGAAAAGTTTAGGGTTGAGTCTTTCAAGCCAACGCCTTCTGCTGAGCAGAAAATGCCTGCTCATCTTGAGGCGAAACCGGAAGTTCAAGAGCCTGACTCCCGTACTAAGGAGTGGGCATCAAAGAACGAATGGTTTGGAAGTGATACAGAAATGACTGGCTATGCCTTCGGAGTTCACGAAAGATTAGTGAGAGAGGGCGTTCATACATCTAGCGATGAATATTATCAAAAGATTGATGAAGCCATGAGAAGGACTTTCCCAGACAAGTTTGATGAGCAGCAAGTTGAGGCTGCACCTGTTCGTCAAACTGGTTCCGTGGTTGCCCCCGCCCAGCGAAGTGCAAAGAAACCACGCAGAGTGCAATTAACCTCAACACAGGTCTCACTCGCCAAGAGACTTGGCCTTACGGCAGAACAATATGCGGCGCAACTCTTGAAGGAGGCATCTAATGTCTAACAGAACCCCACGCTCAAACGAGTCTAGAGAAACACAAGCTCGTAAAAAAACTTGGCAGAGGCCGGGCATGTTACCAACCCCCGATCCACGCGATGGTGTAGAGTACCGCTGGATTCGCACATCAACTCTGGGTAACAGTGACAACACCAATGTGTCGGCTAAATTTCGTGAGGGTTGGACGCCAGTTAAGGCAGAGGATCATCCTGAATTACAAGTGTTGCCTGATATCGACTCTCGATTTCAAGGTAATGTTGAGGTTGGAGGATTGCTACTTTGCGAGAACTCAACCGAATATGTTGACTCCCGAAGGGAAGCTCACGACGGCATGAATGCAAATCAGATTGAGGCAGTTGATAACAGCTATCTCAAGCAGTCTGATCCAAGAATGCCCATGATGCAGCCCGAAAGGACGACAAAAACTTCGTTTGGTAAGTAGCCAATAATGGGTGCTTACCGTGTTTAAATTGAGTAGATAAGAAGGAGAGACAATATGTCTTCAGTTGCTGCTCCCTTCGGTCTGCGCCCGATTGGTAAATTGGACTCTGGTTCACTGGAAGTTTTCCGCCAGTACCCAATTTTGTCAGGTTACGCTACTGATATTTGCACTGGCGATATCGCACAGCTTGTAGATAACGGTACAACAACCACCATTCAAAAGCAGTCCGGAACAGGTGATGATTCAACCGCCATTGATATGGTAGGTATCTTTATGGGTTGCTCATACACCGATCCTAACTCAGGTCAAAAAGTGTTTTCACAACATTGGCCTGCTAGCACCGTTGCGTCTGACGCAATGGCGTATGTCGTAGATGATCCAAATGTACTGTTCACTATCCAAGCTGATGGTGCGCCTACAAATGTTGGTGACATTTATGGCAAGAACTGCCTGCTCGTTCAAACAGCACCTAACACTTCACTGAAGGTTAGCCGTGTTGCCTTGGACATCTCTGAGCTTGACACCGACCCACAGAACCCAATCCGTGTGATTGATTATTTGGGTGGCGATCAGGGCGATGAGAAAGGTACTTCATTCCCGATTCTGGTGTGTAAGTTTAATTACCATCAGCACACATCCACAACTGGCTCAGCGTAAGGAGTGTAACTGATGGCTATTTCACGCGCACAACTTTTAAAGGAGCTTTTGCCGGGTCTTAATGCATTGTTCGGCATGGAGTACGAAAAGTACGAAAATGAGCATGCAGAAATCTATGAAACTGAAACTTCAGAGCGTAGCTTTGAGGAAGAAGTAAAACTGTCAGGTTTTGGTGCTGCACCAGTAAAGCCTGAAGGTTCTGCGATTTCATACGATTCAGCACAAGAGTCCTTCACCGCCCGTTACAACCACGAAACAGTGGCAATGGGCTTCTCTGTAACAGAAGAAGCAATGGAAGATAATTTGTACGATGCGCTTTCAGCACGTTATACAAAGGCTCTTGCACGGGCTATGGCTTACACAAAGCAAGTCAAAGCTGCTTCTCTTCTAAACACAGGCTTCACAACCTTTACATCTGGTGACGGCGTTACTCTGTTTAATGCTAACCACCCGACTGTACAAGGTGGTGTAAACGCCAACCGTCCAGCAGTTGCTGCTGATCTGAACGAAACTTCTCTTGAGGATGCTGTAATTAACATTGCTGCATTCGTTGACGAGCGCGGTCTACTTGTAGCTGCCCGTCCTCAGAAGCTGATCGTTCCACCAGCACTGATGTTCGTTGCGACTCGCCTGTTGCAGACTGATCTTCGTGTCGGCACAGCCGATAACGACATCAACGCTCTGCGCTCAAACGGATCAATCCCACAAGGATTCCGCGTAAACCATTATCTCTTGGATAATGATGCGTTCTTCCTTACTACGGATGTTCCAAGCGGCATGAAGCATTTTGTCCGTACTCCAATGTCAACATCTATGGATGGTGACTTCGATACAGGCAATGTTCGCTACAAGGCCCGTGAGCGTTACAGCTTTGGTGTATCAGACCCACTTGGTGTTTACGGCTCTCCCGGAGCGTAATAGTACTAGGGTACAAATATTGATTGGGCGGCTTTCGGGTCGCCCTTTCTTTTGCTATAATTCATAAGAACCTTGACAGTCGCATAGGGCGGCTGACATTAGCCAAGACAAGGAGTTCCTCATGGCTACTACCACTTTTTCTGGACCTATTAAGGCCGGAACAATCAAGAACACCACAGGCACAACAGTCGGAACTGATATTGCAAATGTCGGTCAGGTTGTTATGGCTCAAACATTTTCAGCAGACTTATCTGGTGGCGCTCTAGCTGCTTCTGTCACTGACGTTGTTATTCCTGCAAACTCTCAGATTATTGACTGTGTGATTGACATCATTACAGCAGCTAACACTTCTACCAATCTTAGTGTTGGAGACACAGCAGGCGGCGCAGCTACAATCCTGAACACTTTTGCATCTGGAACAGACGCTGGTCGTAAATACCCAACAACACAAGCTGGCGCTGCATTAGCTTGGCAGGATACTGGCACAACAGACATCCGTTTGACTGTGACCGCTTCTGCTGCCACAAACGCAGGCCTTGTTCGTTTTACAATTCTGTATCAGCAAAACAATAACCTTGCTTAATAGGAGGTTATTATGGCTGATGGTGATGTAAAGGCGTATAACTTTAATACAGGCGACACACCTGCTTTAATTGGTCCCTCTAGGTCTAGGATCAAAAACATCCTAGTCTACGGAACAAATGTCACTGCTTTGACTTTGAAGAATGGAACCTCTAGTGGAACCACACTTCTTGACATTAGCGTTGCCGCAGGATGGAATGAAATATTCCTTCCGGATGATGGCATCTTGGCAAAAGACGGTGTGTTCTTTGCTGCATTAACTGGTTCTGGAAGTCAGGTAACTCTTCTTCTGGCCTAACTTGGGAGATGCCTATATGCCTAGAAAGAAAGAAACGCCTATAAAAACGTCTGTCAAATCAGGTAATTTCCGCGCTACTAAAAAGGGCGCGGGAATGACCGCTAAAGGGGTTAAGGCTTACAGAGCTAAAAACCCCGGAAGCAAGCTCAAAACAGCCGTTACAGGCAAGGTAAAGCCCGGTAGCACAGCAGCTAAACGGCGTAAGTCTTTCTGCGCCCGTTCTGCTGGGCAAATGAAGAAGTTTCCTAAAGCAGCATCAAACCCTAACAGCCGCCTAAGACAGGCCCGCAGACGGTGGAAGTGCTAATGGCTGAAAAAGTAGAAGTAACTTTAGCCAGACTAGAGGAGCGTATTAAAACGCTCTCAGATGAAGTACGTCATGTTCACAAAGAGGTGTCTGATCTAAAAGCTCAGGCAAACAGGTGGAAAGGCGCGTTTTGGGTTATCATAGGGCTAGGTGGTGCTGTAGGCGCTCTAGCCCATTTATTTATTGGCTGGATGAAATGACAATTTCAAGAGCAAACATGGAGAAGCAAGTGGCTTATGGAAAGAAGAAAAAAGTTAAAAAGATGATTGGTGGCGGTAAATTACTGGGGTCAATTAGCCCTCTTGCTGGAGCAATCAGCGGAAAGGGTATGTTTGGTAGGGCATTCGGAAAAGGCTTAAAGAACGTAAGCCCAGCTATGGCAATGTTTGATGCGTTAAAAAAGAAAAAGAAAGGCTCCGCTGCTCCAGCAGCAGACGCTGCTCCACAGGCTGGCGCAGGCATGGCAGCAAATCAAATGCAAGGCATGGCTAAGATGTATGGTGGTGGCGCTGTAAAAAAGAAGCGTGATGGAATAGCTGTAAAGGGCAAGACTAAAGGGCGTATGTGCTAATGGAAAAGAAGTCTGTAACAGCGCCAAAAGGGTTTCACTGGATGAAGTCCGGAAGCAGTTATAAACTTATGAAAAACCCAAGTGGTGGGTTTAAACCTCACAAGGGCGCTAGCCTAAAGGCTGTCTTCCCTCTTCAAAAGGTCCACAAATGAAACGTAATTACAAATCAGAGTACAAGAAGTATCAGTCCTCTGACAAACAGAAGACCAGAAGGGCTGGCAGAAACGCAGCAAGAAGGAAGATGACTGCCGCTGGCAAGGCTAGAAAAGGTGACGGTAAGGATGTGGGTCACAAAAATGGCAACCCAACAGATAATCGCAGATCAAACTTAAAAATGGTTTCTGCGGCAAAAAACAGATCGTTCAGGCGCACTTCTACTGCGCGTAAGGTCAATAGGAGGGCATAATGAGAGCCGCCAAAATGATGTGCGCCAACAAGCGCAAAAAGCCTATCGCCATGAAGAAAGGCGGTAATCCAGTGGCGAAGAGTTTGGCAAGCCCCGCTCTAAAGCCAAAGATTGTAAAGCCAAAGAAAGGAAAGGGGTCTTACAACAGGAAGGCCCCTTCCGTTAAGGAAATGAAAGGCGGAGGTAAAACTCCTAAATCAAGAAAAGTAAAAACACCAAAAGGAACTCCCAGCTTTAACATTGCAAAAACTTTTATGACAAAAAAACCTGTGAGTTATTCAAAAGCCAGAGCATACGATACTGGCGGAGATGTTAAGCCAATGAGCAAAGGTGGCAAGACAAAGTCAAAAGTAAATGAGGCTGGAAACTATACCAAGCCCACTATGCGTAAAAATTTATTTAACAGGATCAAGGCAGGCGGAAAAGGCGGCGCTCCGGGCCAGTGGAGCGGAAGAAAAGCTCAAATGCTTGCGAAAGCTTACAAGAAAG